ATTTCTAAAAATAAAGACGGAGAAACAGGGGTGGCACACCTTGATTTCTACAAGAAAACGCAGAGGTTTTATGGATGAAAGTTTATGAGTATCAGAAACTGTTAGGCATCTTGTATCGAGAGGATTATAAAGAAGATCCAATCATAGACAAAATATTAATCGAGTCTGGGTGGGCAGTTAAAAGGCTTCTTGATACTGGAGCCATTAAACCCTTTGACGATTACGAAGAAGTGAAAGAGTTAATCATGAATGAAACGAAGTGGAGAGATAAAAATGGCAATTATCGAAAAGTATTACTTTTATAGACCAGACGGAACAGAAGAGATAAAAGTAGAAAAACGCGAATCTAATTTGAACATCGTTAAATCACTCACAGGCGCTCATTTTAGCGAAGAAAGTAAAAAGATGACTGATAGTGAGTTGAAACGTTTCAAGGGTGTATACGAACTTCTATACGAAGAAGAACTAGGGTTACAAGCAACGATATTCGATATGTAGGAGTGACAACGTGAGTAAATACAATGCTAAGAAAGTTGAATATAAAGGTTTTGTGTTCGATAGCAAAATTGAATGCGACTACTACCAATATTTAGAACGTAACTTAGGTAAGGGATATGACCATATAGAGTTGCAACCTAAGTACGAATTACAACCTAAATTTGAAAATTTCAGATCTATTAACTATGTAGCAGATTTTGCTTTATGGAAAGATGGCAAGCTAATCGAAGTGATAGATGTAAAAGGTATGCCTACTCCAGAAGCCAAAATAAAATCAAAGATATTTAGATATCAAAACAGAGAAGTACCACTCACGTGGATATGTAAAGCGCCTAAATACACAGGTCAAGAGTGGATAACGTATGAAGAACTAATCAAGGTACGCAAAAAGCGTAAAAAGGAGAAGATGAAGGATGGTAAAGATTAAAAAGAAAGTTGAAATGACATTACCAGAATTGATTGAGTGGGCTTGGAAGAATGGTGTTAAAGAAAAAGCGTTTTATAGCAATATTGACAGAGGTTCTGTGTATTTTGACATGGTGCAAACAGTGTCGATAGAGTATTCAATCGTTGTAGATGAAACTTTCACAGTAGAAGTTGAAGAAGAAGTTACGGAAGAAACAAAGATACCAGAAATGTTGGAAATATTTGTAAATGGTGGTGGAGTTAAACGGGTTGAAAAATCTATCAATGAACTAAAAGATGATTTTAGCAAAGAATTTTGGTTGAAAGATGGAGATACAATGACACTCATCTGGAAAGATGGCGAATTGGTCGGTGATGAGTAATGGCTAACAGAGAAGAAACAATTGAAGTTGAAGCAACAATCAAAGTGAGATGTAAATATCCAGTTTGGGTAAACAATCAAATTACTGCAAGTGATGAAAAGGAACGCATTTTAGATTTAATCAGTAACAGTCCTGACAAAGAGTTGATGAATGAAGATTTTGAACTAGTTGAATTAATAGAGGTGGAGTAAATGGAATCGACAAAAATGAGAGTTAAAAATAAATACTTCTCTATTACACCAGATGTAGTAGAGAAAATGAAAGAAGCAGATATCAATCCCGATATCTTAAGACAAAGATTAGCTTCTGGTTGGAAGTTTGAAGATGCAATAGAAGCACCTATTGGAGTAAGACGTAGTGAATGGGATAGTTTAAAACCTAAAGAGAACGACATCGCTAGTTATAAAGAGAGAATGGCACAACGTAGATTACAAGAGTTGAAACGTAAGAAACCACATTTATTCACAGTGCCTCAAAAACACCCTCGTGGTGAATGGTGCAAGCATCTTATGGAGAATGACATATTCCCTAGAAAGGTGGTTAGATCATGAGCATTAAAGATTTGATTATAGGCGATAGAATCAGAATCCAAGAAGTTAACGGTGTTGAAATTACAGTGCAAATAAAAAATGTTTATCGTTTAGTTCAGTCAAGTCTTGATATAGATAAATGGGTTGCTGATGTAGAAGCAATTGACGGGAGAATTTGGACTATTGATGATTGTTATGATTTTTACTCATTACCTAATGGAAATGAAGGAACTAAAAAGATATTAGATGACAAGGTTAACCGCCCAACGCATTACACGTATGGAGATATAGAAATCATAGACTTCATAGAGCAGGTCACTAAAGATTACAAACCAGAGTTAGCATTTGCAATTGGTAATGCAATCAAGTATATAAGTCGAGCTAATCGTAAGAACGGTAAAGAAGATTTAGACAAAGCACGTTGGTATCTAAACAGAGCATTTGAGAAGTGGGAGGGTTAATGAAATGAGAAACACATTGACAGATTTAAACAATCATTTATTTGCACAATTAGAAAGATTAAGCGATGAAGATTTAAAAGGCGAAGAATTAAAAGAGGAGTTACAAAGATCTAGTGCAGTTTCTAAAGTAGCTCAAAATATCATTAATAATGGCAGTTTAGTGCTGCAAGCACAAAAGTTTAAAGATGAAAAATTAGATGCAGAATCAGAAATCCCTAAGTTGTTAGGAGAGTAATAGCCATGAGACATGTATGGACTGATGAGCATGAAAAATATATTCGAAATAACATCAAAGGTAAAACTAAGAAAGAAATGACGGAAATGTTTAATAAGGAGTTTGGCACTGATGTTACTACAGATAAAATGAAAGGTTTTTGTTCGAGAAAAAGGATAAGAAGTGGGGTTGATTGTAAGTTTAAAAAAGGTGTGCCTTCTTGGAACAAAGGTAAAAGCTTTCCTTCCAGAGGTAGAAGCGCTGAAACTCAATTTAAGAAAGGACAAAAGCCCGATAACACATTTCCTTTAGGAACGATAAAAATCACTACTGACGGTTATAAGTTTATAAAAATCAAAAAACGAGGTTCTAAAAACGAATGCTGGAAACAATACACACATTATTTATGGGAACAAAAGCACGGACCTGTGCCCAAAGGATATTGTTTAATACATTTGAATCAAAACAGGTCAGACTGTAGCGAAGAAAATATAGCATTGGTAAGTCGTAAAGAATTAGTACGTATTAACAAACTTAATTTAACTTCAACTGATCGTAACTTAACTAAAGCAGGAATCAACTTTGTTAAATTATTAAACAAACAAAAAGAAGTTAAGGACAAAATAAATGCTACTAAGTGATACGGTATCCCAACGATACAGATACAACACACAAGGCAAGACACCTACAGAAATACAACAGGAGTTACGACAGATAGGTGTCAAAGGCTTTGTGGTTAAGATAGCAGGAAGCAGAGTGACGATGAAAGTTAGTGAGAACGATATTAAAAAGAACAGGGAGTGTTTGAGATAGATATAAAAAATCATTTATATACCTTCCAAGCTATATGTACCAATGTAGTTGACGGTGACACGATAGATATTTTACTGGATTTAGGCTTCAAGACAACTGCAGAACGTAGAGTAAGGTTACTTAATGTAGATACACCTGAAAGAGGTCAAGAGAACTATAAAGAAGCTACCGACTTTACTAAAGCGTGTGTAGAAGGCAAGAGGATATACGTACAGACATACAAGAGTGATGTGTTCGGTAGGTATCTCGCTAATGTGTGGTACGAGGACGGGCAACGTAGTTTGAATGATGAGTTAAGAAATGCAGGGCTATTGAAAGAGAATTCTAAATGGAATGAGGGATAGTAAATGAATAAAGAATTTGAAATAGACAACCTAAATTTCAAGCAGATAAATGCAATGAAGATATTAGAAAGAGATTTAAAAAGAGATCCTTTTTTACTTATCAATTTTAACGAATTAGTAAATGATTTAATTTTTGAACGCAACTCATACAAGAAACAACGTGATGAACTCATCAATGATATGGCAGAAATTAAAAAGAAAGCAAAGGCGTTTGATGAGATAGTGAAAGTTTTAGCTAGTATCTCAAAAGAGATAGTGGAGTATCCAGGCGATAATGATAAACAAAAAGAGGTTATCTACAAAAGATGGGATGAATTATTTGGACCCATGAAAATACTGGAGGTCGACCATGAAAGATAACAAGTGGACAACGTTAAAAGACGAATTGACACAAAAGTATATTAAACTTCGTGGCAAAAGCAATAAAATTTCAAACGATTTACCAACTGTTGAGATAGCAAATATATTGGTTGGCAGGAAAGTTTTAAAACAACAATTACAACGCATGGACGAATTAGACGGAACAAATGAGTTTCAAAATTTATTAAGTGATTTGGAGCGTGGTAGTGATGGATAATCAAACAATCTTTGAAAATTTAGAAGAAGTATTAGATACATTAACGCACATAAATTTAGAAGTTGAAAACAAAATGGATAGATTAGTTCTTAATAAAGCTAAAGAATTAATCAATAGCGTGGCGTGGAAATATGAGGAGGAACAATAAATGACAAATACATTAGATCAATTAGTAGAACAAGTACAACAATGGAGCATCGATAAAGATTTGCACAATGGTAACCCAGACAGACAAGCACTTAAATTCTATGAAGAAGCTGGAGAAGTGGCTGCTGCATTATCACGTGGAAACTTAGAAGCGTTAAAAGACGGAATAGGAGATACGGTGGTTACACTAATTATACTAGCGCAACAACATGATATGACCTTACAGGAGTGTTTACAGTTTGCATACGATGAGATTAAAGGAAGAAAAGGAAAGACGATCAATGGAACATTCATCAAAGAAGCAGACCTTAAAGAGTAAAGATATAGTGGATAAAGTAAAAGAGGTGCTTGGGAAGTGAAATTATTAAGTTTAATTGCAATCGGATTTTTGACAGTGCTTCTAGGTTGGTTTATTGAATATAAATTTAAGACCAAACTTTTAAATGCAATTAGTGAAATCGCAGGGGTGTTTTTGATTGTCGTGGTATTACTAATCGGACATCATTCCGATAACTCATTGACAGCAACTGTTATGATACTCGCATTATTCTTATCGATTATAAAAAAACATGTGATTAATAAGGAGTGAGCACATGACTAAATACACTTGCATTAAATCATTTGTCGTAAATGAAAATGAAAATTATTTGCCAGGAGATATTGTTGATATCAAAAAGATGAAAAATCCAATAATTTTAAAAAGCGGTAAAAAATTCAATTATAAAGAAACTAATACCAACGCGTTGATGAGTAGAGAATGTATCAAAGAACATTTTAAAAAAGGTGAGTACAAAAATGGAGTAATTAAGCATATTCTTAAAATATTTATCACATTAATGATGTATGAGTTAGGTAAATGGATTGGCAGAGAGTTGTATTATAAGTTAACTGCAAATGATGAGGTGGAAGTGCCTAAGGACTTCGACGAGAAGGATCACGTTCATTTAAATGAATTATGGAAAGAGGTATTTAAATGACTTGGTGGATAGCAATTATTCCAGTTGTGTATCTCGTTTGGTTATGTATAAAGAGTAAGGGTGACCTTAAATAAATGGAGGTAAAAGATGGATTTGAGAAAATCAACGCAACGTTATTTAGAAAGTGAATTAAGTAATTACAATCATATAGACAGAGATATTAAACGAGTGAGAGAAGAAGTGTTAAATCCTTGGCAACCTACAGATACAAACATCGGTGGTGATAGAACACATAGCAATGTTAGCGTTACGGAGATAAAAGCAACCCGCGTTGTAAATGACAGACGTCTATCTCAATTGGCCAGAATGAAATCAGCGATAGATATTGTATATCAAACAAGTAGTAAAGAGAGTCAACAGCTCATGGATATATATTACTTTAAAAAGCCGAGAACATTAAATCTTACAGGTGTTGCTCAAGAAATATGTGTGAGTAAATCAACAGCTTATGAGTTAAGGAAAGAAATACTTATTAGATTGGCAGATGAGTTAGGTATTATGCATTAGGAGTGAGGATATGAAAGCTATAGAGATTTTAGAAGCAATATCAACAAAAATAAAAGAAGGAGAATATGTAGGCAATATTGGTATTATTGTTCAAATAAAAGATGATGAAATGTTAGAAGAAGGGAAGAAAGCTAAAAGTATTTTAGAAGCATTCGCCGAAAGAGTAGAATTAAAAGTAGTAAAAGCTGGTAACTATCAATTATCACAATTTCCAAACAACGACTATCCAGTTTTTCGATTAACTGTTGGACCGTTTGGAAAAAATCTGGAAAAATAACGTCACTAACACTGTTATTATGATAGTGTAAGTTATTAAACGACTTACTCATGTAAACCTTTCTATTTTTATTCCTTTCAAATGATCGAACATAATTTTTCTCCTTTCTGACCTATCCGAAAGACAATTCGGGTAGGTTTTATTGTTGTATAAAAAAATAAATTAAGTGAATAACGTGAGAGTTGGTGATATATGAGATGAACGGACTGAACATAAAACAACAGAGATTCGCAGATGAATATATTAAGACAGGAAATGCAACAAGTGCTTATATTAAAGCTGGTTATTCTAAAAATAAAGCTAATACCAATGCAACTAAGCTACTACAAAATACTACAATTAAGAATTATATCAACGAACGTATTAAAGAAGTACAAGAAGAAAGTTTAATGAGCATTACAGAGGCGTTAGCATTATCAGCATCTATTGCAAGAGGAGAGCCACAAAAAGCATACACTAAAAGATATGACCATTTAGAAGGTGAAGTGGATAAAGAGGTCACTTATACCATTACACCTAATGTGGAAGAACGCCAGCGTTCATTAGATCATATCTTAAAAGTACATGGTGCTTATATCGACAAGAAAGAAGTCACTCAACGTAATATCGAAATCAACATAGGTGATTATGATGACGAGTCTTAAACTTAATTTTAATAACCCAGAGAAAGTGTTTAACAAGAATATCTTCGAAATACTTACTAATTATGATAATTTCACTGAAGTACATTATGGTGGAGGCTCTAGTGGTAAGTCACATGGTGTTATTCAAAAAGTGGTGCTTAAAGCGTTGATGAAATGGCCTATTCCTAGACGTATGTTGTGGTTAAGAAAAGTGCAATCGACGATAAAAGATAGTTTATTTGAAGATGTGAAAGCATGTTTGATTAACTTTGGTATTTGGGACATGTGTCGTTGGAATAAGACTGATAACAAAGTCGAGTTACCTAACGGCGCAGTTTTCTTATTCAAAGGTTTAGATAATCCCGAAAAGATTAAGTCTATTAAAGGTATTTCAGATATTGTAATGGAAGAGGCGTCAGAGTTTACATTGAACGACTATACACAATTAACGTTACGTCTAAGAGAACGTAAACATGACAACAAGCAAATATTTTTGATGTTTAACCCAGTTTCTAAATTGAACTGGGTGTATAAGTATTTCTTTGAGCATGGCGAAGATATGGAAAACGTAATGATTAGACAATCGAGTTATAAGGATAATAAATTCTTAGATGAAATCACTCGTGAAAACTTAGAAATGTTAGCTAGAAGAAATCCAGCATATTATAAGATATACGCTTTAGGTGAATTCGCTACTTTAGATAAACTTGTGTTTCCTAAGTATGAAAAGAGATTACTCAACAAAGATGAGTTAAGACAATTCCCCTCATATTTCGGTCTTGATTACGGGTACGTGAATGATCCGAGCGCATTTATACACTGTAAGATAGACGCTAAAAATAAGAAGTTGTACATTATTGAAGAATATGTCAAGACGGGTATGTTAAACGATGAGATAGCAGAAATTATCAAACGTTTAGGATATTACAAAGAAGAAATCTTTGCAGATAGCGCAGAACAAAAAAGTATAGCAGAAATGCGTAAACTGGGTATAGAACGTATTAAACCTGCACAAAAAGGTAAAGGTTCTATCATGCAAGGGCTACAATTTCTTATGCAATTCGATATAGTGATTGACGAGCGTTGTTTCAAGACTATTGAGGAGTTCGATAATTACACGTGGAAGAAAGATAAAAACACTGATGAATATATGAATGAACCAGTAGATACTTACAATCACTGCATCGATTCACTACGCTATTCTTGTTCTAAATTTTATAAACAGAAACCTAAAAAGAAATCGCCACTTAAAAAATCTATAAACACCATTAAATCTATGGGCTTATAAAGGAGGTAACACATGGCACACGTAAACAATTTCGAAAGAGATATTGAACGTCGTCAAATGCGCGATGAAATATACAGACGTGACGCAGTTGAAACTTACAAATACGATGGTACAACACAAGACTTGTTAGATAATCCTAACGACATCAGCGACTTTATTCGTCATCATTTAGAAGCACAAGTGCCTAGACTTCAAATGCTAGATGATTATTATCAGGGTTTGAATTTTAACATCATGCGAAACAAAAGGCGTAGAGAAAAGCACTTAGCAGATAATAGAGCTGCTCATGACTTCGCTTCTTACATTACAGACTTTATTAACGGTTACTGCTTCGGTCATGACATACAAGTACAATCAGAAGGCAATATGACACAAGATAAAATAGATCAGTTGCATGCAATAAACGACATTGATAGTCACAATCGTTCACTGGGGTTAGATTTATCTATATTCGGCCGTGCTTATGAATACATCATACGTAATCAACAAGATGAAGTTAGAATTTATAAATCAGACCCACGTAATACATTCGTTATATACGATACTACCATTGAGAAAAATAGTATTATGGCTGTTAGATATTGGAAAGTATCGACAGAAGATAGTGTCGAGATGACTGAGGTAGAAAGCAATATCTACTATGTTGATGTAATTACTGATAATGCAACATATTTCTTTGTGGCGAACAGTGTTACTAACTTAGAATTATCAGAGCGTAAACCTCCTGAAGCGCATTCGTTTGGCAAAGTAACTATTACAGAGTTTAGCAATAATGAAAAGCGACGTGGAGACTTTGAAAAGGTCATACCACTTATTGACTTATATGATGAGGCGCAATCAGATACAGCTAACTACATGAGTGACTTAAATGACGCAATGCTACTTATCAAAGGCAACGTTGACCTGAATGAAGAAGTAGCGACACTGCAAAAAGAGGCTAATGTGTTCCATCTAGCACCTCCTGAATATACAACGGTAGATGATAAAGTAACGGAAGGTAATGTAGACGCTCAATACATCTATAAACAATATGATGTAAGTGGTGTTGAATCATATAAAACAAGAATTGCTAAAGATATTCATACACTTACTAACACACCAGATATGACTGATGAAAACTTTGGAGGTCAACAATCTGGAGAAGCCATGAAATATAAGTTATTTGGTTTAGAACAACGTACAGCGATTAAAGAAGGTCTATTTCGAAAAGGCTTAGTTAGACGTTACAAGTTAGTTGGAGAAATTATGAGTATCAATAGAGAAATAGATAAGGACAACCTTAGAGACTTGATATTCACATTCACAAGAAACTTGCCTAAGTCACTGACAGAAGAAATGCAAATGTACATCAATTCTGGTGGAGAAATCAGTCAGAGAACATTAATGTCTCTGGTTTCTTTCATAGACAATCCTAAAGATGAAGTTGAACGTATCAGAAAAGAACAAGAAGAAAAGATAAAACATTCTGATGAGTTGATGTTCAATGATCTAACTGATAACCAACCATCGGAAGAAGATGATAAAACATTTGACAATAAGGAGTGATAATACATGACTTATTGGGATAAAAGAGCTCAAGAGATTATTAAAGACGAAACAATGAGCGATAAGGAAATGAGCCAAGAGATTGAGCGCATTGTTAACAACATGATTGACGATATAGAGAATGAGATATCTAAATTCTATGCAAGATACGCAGACAGTGAAGGTATTCCTATCAAAGAAGCAAAAAAGCGAGTGGATAACTTCGACGTTCAATCTTTCGCTAATAAAGCAAGGTCATACGTTAAAAACAATGACTTTAGCGATAGAGCGAACAGAGAACTTAAGCAATACAATACAGCGATGTATGTGAATAGAGAGAAGTTACTTAAAGCACAGTTAGGGCTCATTGTAACGTATTCATACGCTCGTATAGAGCAATCTATTTATAATTACATGGAATCCTCCTATTATCGTTCTCTTGAGCAACAAGCAGGTATTTTAGGCGAAACAATACATGTATCACTCAACGATGTAAAAACAATTGTCACTGCTCCATTTCAAAATTCTAACTGGTCACGTCGTTTATGGCGTGATATGAAAGTTGTTCGTGCTCATGTTGAAAAGGCTACAAGCCAAGTATTGTTAAGAGGACGACACCCTTATGAGTTTGTGAAAGAGTTCAGAAAAGAAACTGGCAATAGTACGTATGAGATAAGACGTTTACTCATAACGGAAACAGCTAGAGTACAAACGTTAGCTGCAAAGCGTCATATGTTAGAACAACATGGTCCAGATGCAGAATATGAATATCACGCTAAGATTGATGGTAAGACAACGAAAACCTGTAGGCACTTAAACAATAAAGTATTTAAAGTCAAAGATATGAAGCCGGGCGTGAACGCTCCGCCAATGCATCCTTTTTGTCGGAGTGCTGTAGCGCCACACATCAATCCTAATTGGAGAGATGAATTCTTTGAAGAACGCAAAGGAAGATATTCACTATAAGGAGGTGTTGTAGTTGGCAGAAACAAACGATGTAACAAATACGCCGCCAGTTACCAACGAAGGTACGGCAGAAGAAATTGTAGATAATTCCATAGGCGATTATGAAGATGCTGACTGGGAAGAAGAAGAAGTTATCGATACAGACTTTAGCGATGAAGAAGATTCAGAATATGAAGATGACTTCATGGATCCAGACGACGAAGAATTTGAAGAAGAAGAAAATTGGGAAGAAAGTTACGACTTTTCAGATGACTTCGACCAAGAGGATATAGACTTCTTAGAGGGTCTTGGTGGTCCTGGAGATGAATTAGAAGAATATGAAGAAGATTACGAAACAGAAGATGGTCTTTATGATATAACCGAACTTGATAGTGATACAATCGATGAGTATGACAAGTACGATGAAAGTTACTTGCAAGATAGATTAGATGATGTGTATGACGAATACAATCAGATATTTAATAAAGAGCCATCAGATATCATTAATGACAGTATGACGACACAAGAAAAAATAGACAAAATTGTTGATGCAATTCAAGAGGGTGGAGACGGTGTGTAACGAACGTATCGTTAAAGCTCTTGAAGGCATTCAACATGAATTGAAAAGATTGAATGACTCGAACCCTAGTAACCAAGCACAAGTGAAGCAGAAAGAGCCTGAGAAGAAAGAGAAAGAGTTTAAACCTAAAAATTTTATTTAGAGGGTGTTAGCTGAAATGGCTATAGAAGTATACGAATTAAAGACAGTAAGTTCATATCCAGGTTACGAAACAGTTAAAAGTTATAGATTAAGTGAAGGTAGTAGAGAACATCTAGATTTATTATCTAGAAACAAAAGAGATATACCAGTGATTCAAAAAACTAATGTTTCTACTGACGAATATGGATTTTCATATTTAAAATAATATTTTGACCTAAGCAAGTCATTAAACTGCTAATAACATAATCAACTGGATTAATACAATGTAATAAACATAAACATCAGCACACTTTATTGGGCTTAACCGCACTATAATGGGTGCTTTTTTTATGCGTAAAATCATTCGTGTTAAGACTGTTTGAAAGGACGATATAAATGAATGAAATTAAACGATTAAAGCTAAATTTACAGCATTTCGCTGAAGATAATCCAAATGATCCTGAAGGAAAAGGTAAACAAAGTGGAAATGACCAAGGCGATGATGACAAAGAAATTTTTGAATTAACTCAAAGTGAGTTAGATAGTCAAAAACACAAGGCTGTAAATAAAGCATTAGCAAATCAAGAGAAAAAGTTCGAACAAAGGCTAAAAGAAGCTGTTGAAAATGCACGTTCTGAAGCTGAAAGCTACGCTAAGTTAACTGAAAAAGAGAAGAAAGACAAAGA